AAGGGTGGCCTAAACGCCAAGGGTAGGGCTTCATATAACGCAGCTAATCCCGGTAAGCCCGGATTGAAGGCTCCTCAGCCAGAAGGTGGTAGTCGTAAGAAGTCATTCTGTGCCAGGATGTCAGGCTTAAAGAAGAAGTTAACTTCTGCTAAGACGGCAAATGATCCAAATAGCCGTGTTAACAAAAGTCTTAAAAAATGGAAATGTTAGATGCCATATACAGTAGCCACATCAACATTTAACCCAGCACTCAATGAGCTTATAGAAGAAGCCTTTGAGAGATGCGGCCTTGAGCTGCGTAGCGGTTATGACTTTAGAACGGCTAGGAGAAGTCTTAACTTCCTGCTAACTGAATGGGCCAATCGTGGGATAAACCTGTGGACTATTGAGCAGGGTACAATCCCATTAATACAGGGTACTATCACATATGATCTGCCGGATAATACTGTAGATCTAATTGAGACTGTGATCCGTACCAGTCCTGGCCAGATAAGTAACCAGACAGATTTGAACATTAATAGAATTAGTGTATCTACCTATTCTACAATCCCTAACAAGTTAACTCAGGGTAGGCCTATTCAGATATACATTAACCGTAGATCTGGACAGACAACTAATGTGCAGGGTGCGGTACCACAGGTCCCACAAGTCACTGTGTGGCCTTCACCTAGTCAAGGTACAGTAGAGTCACCATATTATTATTTAGTGTACTGGCGGCTGGTTAGGATGCCAGATGCGGGCAACGGTATTAATGTGGAAGGAATTCCCTTTAGATTCCAGAACGCCATTGTTTGTGGCCTTGCATATATGCTGTCAGTTAAGCTACCTAATGCAATTGATAGAGTGCCTATGCTTAAAGCACAATATGATGAGGCATGGCAATTGGCTGCTGATGAGGATAGAGAGAAAGCGCCACTGCGGTTTGTTCCGCGCATGATCACATACAGATAAAATGGCTAGTAAGTACGCATCACAGAAGAATTCAATAGCGGAGTGTGATCGCTGTGGGTTCAGGTATATGCTTAAAGAGTTGCGTAGGCTTACAATTAAAACAAAGATAACTAGTATTAAAGTATGTAAGAATTGCTGGGAACCGGATCAGCCTCAGTTATCATTAGGTATGTATCCTGTGAATGATCCACAGGCAGTACGGGAGCCAAGGCCAGATGTTGGCTACTACCAATCTGGATATAGTGGATTGCAGCTGGTGATAACACCAAGCCAAAATATTAATTCAGATGGAACACCTGAAGGTGGTAGTAGAATATTTCAGTGGGGCTGGGCTCCTGTAGGTGGTGCTAGGAATAATGATAATGGGCTAACGCCTAACTATTTGGCAGCACCTGGATTAGTTAGCAATGTAACGGTATCTACTACTTAGGAGCAGGACATGGACAAAAAAGATAAGAAGCAAGACGTAGATTTGATTAAGAAAGCATTTAAGCAGCATGACAAGCAAGAGCACAAAGGTAGTAAAGGCACCAAGCTATCTTTGAAAAAAGGCGGAGTCACTACAGATGCTATGAAGAAGTATGGCCGTAACCTAGCCCGTGCTATGTACCAGGATGGTAAAAATGGCTAAGAACAATAAGCCTGCATCTGAGTACGCAGTGCCACATACAATGTCTGGTGGTCCTTACATCCCTAAGAAGGTGAGAGATCCTAACCTTCTTAAAGCTACTGAGTTGGGTCCACGCGAAGCGGTTCCTCGCGTAAGCGCAGGAGATCCAGGTAAGAATGATGTTAAGACTTCTGGTATTAAAATGCGTGGATATGGTGCCGCAACTAAGGGAACTATGTCTAGAGGCCCAATGGGCTAGGAGTCAGTAAAATTAACTATACTCAGCTTACTGCCGCAATACAGGCATATACAGAAAACTACGAACAGGAGTTCATAGCGTATATCCCTACGTTTGTTCGTCAGGCAGAGACTAGGATATATAACAGTGTTCAGATTCCAGCGCTGCGTAAGAATGTAACTGGCACAGTCTCAGCTAATAACCAGTATCTGTCAGCACCTTTAGATTTCTTAGCAGTTTATTCAATGGCGGTTATAAACAATACAACCCAAGCCTATGAGTACATGCTGGATAAGGATGTTAACTTTATAAGGGCGGCATTCCCTATTAAGACAGATACTGGGATTCCACAGTACTATGCTCTATTTGGGCCTACTACCACTAATACAGATCCAGCCATAGTAACTACTGAGCTGTCCTTTATTGTGGGTCCAACGCCTGATGTTCAATATTATGTAGAGCTGCACTACTACTATTATCCAGAGTCTATAGTTACAGCAAGTACTACTTGGCTAGGAGATAACTTTGATCCAGCATTATTCTATGGCTCTTTAAGAGAGGCTTACTTGTTTATGAAGGGTGAGCAGGATCTAATTGGCAATGTAGAAGCTAAGTATGCAGAAGCTATGGGTCAACTCAAACGTCTGGGTGATGGTCTAGAAAGGCAGGATGCATACAGATCAGGTCAAGTTAGGGTTAAAATAACATGACCATAAGACAGGGACTAACTACAAGCTTTAAAGAGCAGATACTAAATGGTGTACATGACTTAGAGACTGACTCTTTGTACATTGCATTGTATACTGCACTTGCATCATTAGATGAGACAACAACCATATATACAGCCACTAATGAAATTACAGGTACTGGATATGTGGCAGGAGGAAAGTTGATAACTAATGTAACAGTAAAGTCTGCAGATGGGGTTGCATATGTTGACTTCAGTAACCCAACTTGGAATCCAGCCTCATTTACGGCAAGAGGTGCATTAATATATAATTCCAGCAAGGGGAATAAATCTATAGCTGTTTTGGACTTTGGTTCAGATAAGACTACAGTAATAGAATTTGTTATAACTTTACCACCAGACGAAGCATCATCAGCAGTTATTAGAATTGCTTAAAGGAGCCTCAAATGATTTCAAATAAATTAGTTTCTACAGATAAAGTAGGTGCATGTGTTCTTCAAAGTGGCGCAACAACTTCTGCTGCGGGTGGAGCTGGTGTATTTACCATTCAGTGTTTTGGTCAAGATGGCAATCTAAAGTGGGAAGAGAAGAATCATAATCTAGTTGTCAATGAAGGTCTTAAAGACATGAATGACAAATACTTTGCTGGATCTGCCTACACCGCAGCTTGGTATTTGGGTCTTATTACTGGTCCCGGCTCAGGTACAACCATTGCTGCAGCAGATACCTTAGCTTCGCACACTGGCTGGACTGAGTACACAGACTACACAGGAAACCGCAAAGCTGTGACTTTTGGTGCAGCAACTCTTGCTGATCCTTCAGTTATTGATAACTCAGGCGCACCTAATGCGTTTGTTATTACAGCCCCCGGTGGTACTGTTGCGGGTGCTTTCTTGGCTTCAGTAGATACAGGTACTTCAGGTATTCTGTTCTCAGCTTCTGACTTTCAGTCTCCCGGTGATCGCGCTGTAGTTGCTGGCGATACTTTGAGTGTTACCTACACATTCAGCCTTGATGCTGCATAAGGAGATGTAAAAATGGCAACGAAATTTACTAAAGGTCAGAACGTAAAAGTTCAAACAACCGTCCCTCAAGGTCCAGTACAAGCACTGCGTATGACTGAAGACGGAGATTTCTTCTACAACGTAGAGTGGACTGATGCTGATGGCGTTAAGCAAAACCGCTGGTTCCCAGAAGCTGCTCTGACCGAAGCGTAATGTGTTTGGAATCTCATCATTTGCGGCTGCACCATTTGCGTCACTAGCAGGAGCTTTTCTAAACTCTGAAGTTAGTGAGTCAGCCTCTGCGTCAGATTCTATTAACGGATCTCGTCAAGTTGATGCGGCGTTAATTGAGCTTGCTTTTGCAACAGATACGATAGCAGCAGGGGCTACCTTCAACTCAGCTCTATCTGATTCTGCTACAGCTTCTGACCAAGTGTCTGCAATTCAAGCGTTTGCTTCTGCCATACAAGAGTCTGCTACCGCAGAAGATCAGGTTTCCTCGTCAGTAGAA